GGCGGCAGCGTACGAGGCGTTTACCACGGCATTCTGCAGCACGATTTCCTGGAAGTTTTTCGTCATGCGCATCTGTTTGAGCACAGAAACCATCTCGCTTACGCCGCGTGACTGACCTGGCATGAGCTGCTCGAAGATGTGAATGACCTGTTTGCGCCCCCACGGTTTTGTGGCCGGTACCTCGATCCATTTCCAGTCGTCAGCACCGTACTCCGCTCCCGGGAAAGTCTTCTTGATGAAATACGATACCGGACGCCCGTACTGATCCTGCTTGACGCCGGAGCGCATAAACTGGGTGTCCATCATGCCGTCAGGGTTGGACAGGCGGGTAGGCGACACCATCTGGATCGCCGTGCTGAACGGGCGTCCTGTTTGTCGCAGCCATTCTGCGGTGGCCAATACTTCTCCGGTCATCAAAATCCCGCCTACCGCGAGACGAACCAGCCCGGTCAGGGTATTCACGCCAGCTGCGTCGAAGTAGTTGTTCGGTGATTCCGCCACAAGATTGAAGCGCGCTTCGACCTCCTGCTGCCACTCGCGCGCCCACGATTCGCTGGCGCCCAGCACCCGCCAGTTTGGTTTAGCGTTCAGTTTGTACTGGGCACCGACAATGCTGTCGCGGTGGATGGCAACGGAGCCCATCGCATAGCCATCGTTCTGCACCATGTCACGGGCGCGGGCATCGGCCAGCTGTTTTGCTCCACCCATGATTTGCTGGTCAGGCGAGATGATGGCCGGATCCCACTTGAACATCTCACGGGTATTGCGCTGCGCTCCCTCGATGCCGCCGCCCATCATGGACTTTTCCGGCGTCGCTACCGTATTGAGATGTGCGACTGCAGTAGATACTGCAGACTTTTTGGATGCACGTTGTTTAGTTGTCATCAGTAGATAAACCTCGCTGGCCCTTTAGCTACGCCGATCCCGCACGCGCAGACCGCGTTGGTCGGGTCGATGGTGCAGATCATTGCGCGTAGAGAAATTATGTAGTTCCATAAATTCTGCTTGTTGCCGGCGGTATATTCAATGCGCTCGGCATTCTGGTCAACGAAAACACGGACGGAGCCACCAATCATGAGCTGGTGGTAAGCGTCTTCGGCTTCCTTCAATTTGTCTACTAAGTCGGTTACGTCGCAGCTCATGTCGGCTCCTTATGCCAGCGCTTCGGCGAATACAGTGAAGTCTACTTTGTCGGAAGGCTCCATTGAGAATCGCTTGCCGTCGCCATCGCTAACAAGGTCATTTTCGTCCCACGGTTTTGCCCACCCGATTGGGTTGTCCCAGTCCACAGACTCTATCGCTAAAATCTTAGGAGAGATACAGATACCCAGCAGATAATACAGCAAATCCCATGCTTCGTTACGAAGTCTGTTCGGGTTTTCCCATCCTTTGTCCGTCCTGACCTCCGCGCACAGCTCCGCGAAGAACGAGTCCGGCATCCACGCAGGCAGGTGAATCATGCCGTGCCCGGGCTTAAGCACGTCCAGTCGTCCGTTAAGACTGTCTTTCATCATATTCGAGTTAATGAATAGCACCGGAACGTCGCCGCGCGCAGCTGATTTGTTGTCCTTCCGCTGGGTGTCAGGGAAGCCGAGGCGCGTACGTGGGTTGTTCGGTTTCGGGTCGCCTTTCAGCAGGATGAATCGGCCAGCCTTGCCCTTGTCACGCATCTTACGCCAGAAGTCGTAGGCGTTGTTCGTGGTACCCGCTTTACCACCAGAGTCGCAGCCAGTGATTTTAATCTGCATCCGGCGACCACTTCCGTCACTCAGCTCGTACGTTTTCTCCATGACCAGCTCTTCGATTAAATCCCAGTCCTCCAGGTACGCTGGTGGGTTAAGCGGGATAGGGTCGCCGTCCTTATCCGTCCGTTTGGACTTCACGATCTGGAAGCGGTCAACCGGCACCACGTCGAAAGGCTCCCCGGGCATCACGCCAAATACGCCGACCTCAAAGCGGTTGGCCTGCACGTCGACGGTAGCCGCCAGGAAGCGTACGTTCTCCGGCACCATGCCTTCCGGCAATTTCTCAGCGCGGGCTTTCAGGGCTTCCGGCACGCGAAGGTTTTCGAGGCTCTTCGGCTTGTACGGTTCGCCCATATCGTTGTTCCAGAATTTCTTCAACGCCTCGTCCGACATCGTGCGGTCATATTCGTCGCTGGCGTCGAGATAGGAGATGACCAGGCTCTGCCATGACGCGAATGCCGCTGCCGTGCCGCGCAGCCAGAATGACGCAAACTTCGTGCGTGGCCGGCGACCTACCAGCTGGCCTTTATCGTTGACCTTGCACCCCTCTGGTACCCACATGCCCCACTGCTGCATTTCGTGGCGTTCGTCCGGGTGAATCTCGACGCCGCACGTCGGGCAGACCATGCGCACGGTTTCGGCGCGCTCGGTATTGGACATGTCCTCTTTCGTGCTCCACTGCAGGTGCTCGAATTTCCCCTCGAACCACGTCCAGCAGTGCAGGCACGGCCATTGCCAGCGCCGACGGTCGCCACGGTTGTAGAGCGCGATGATGCCTTCACACGGTGGTGCTTCGTGTGCGCCTTTGGCAATCCAGTGCGGGTCGGTCAGCGGCAGGGATGGCGAGGACTCGGCGCAGCACATGGCGAACGAGTTAAACGTCGTCGTACGCTTGGATGCCAGGTCGAACGGGTTGCCGTCGCCGTCAACGTCCATCGGCATACGGTCAAAGTCGGTCATGATTATACGGCCTACCGGACGGCCCGCCATCTCCGTTTTGGACGGGAAGGAGAGCGTCAGGATCATGCCGTTGATGTAGTGCTTGTCGAATTTGTTGTCGGCGTCGCGGCTCTTCATCAGCATCGCGCCAACCTCAGGCGAGTGCATGTGCAGACGGTCAATACGACGCATCGAAAAGTCGCGCGCTGCGCCGGACGTCGGACAGAAGACCATCGTATCGAGCGGGTCAACGCGCACTGAGTACGCGACACCATTCACGATAAGGGAGTCAGTTTTGCCGCACTGCGCTGGGCCGACGAACGCCATGCGGTTGTAGTCACGGCTGGCGAAGGTATTCATCGGCTCGACCATGTACGGCGCGGTTTCGTTCAGCCACGGCCCAACGTACGCCCCGGGCTGGTTCACGTACCGGTATTTCTCCGCTGCCTGGGCGACGGTCAGTCGCTCTGGCGGGCGCAGCTGTTCAGCGAGGTCAACCACAATCGCCGAGAGGCTCTTATATATCGTCGTCATCTTCTTCCACCTCTTTCACTGCATCGGCTTTGAAGTGATCCACCAGGCGGTTCGCACAGTCATTGAGCGCGCCGTCCATAATCACGCGCAGCTTTTCGCGTTGCTCCGTTGTGAAGACCATTTCGCGCTCTACTGTGTCACCGGCCAGCAGAATGGCCATCCGGATCTGTTTGAACGCTTCGCCCATGTGGGCAATGACTTTATCCGTCTCCCACAGGTTGCCAGCTGCCTTGTCGTAGTCCTGCTTCGCTTTCATCCCGCTCCAAAACTCTTTGGTCAGGTGCTTCGGCAGGTCGTTCGGGTGCATACGCTTAAGGTACGTCTCGACGTCGTAGATCGGCTTGACGAGGTGGGGGGCGACTTCGTGGATGTAATAAATGGGATAGCCCCCGCGTTGACCGCAAGGGGCGACATCCAGAATCTTCGGTGTGACGTCACGGCGCTCCATCCGGAAGAGCTTTGCTATCTGGGTGATGTTCGCACCCTGGAACAGCATCACTTCTGTCTCTTCGTCATTCTGGTTAGAGCGGCGCTGCCTGAGCGCCACCGGACTGTTTTTCTTCGCTACCATAATCACCACTCTTCCGCTGCTGCAGCTAATTGGCGTCGCCGTGCGTCAGCACGTCTGCGACGAATGCGCAATAACTCCTGTAAAAGCCACTCCTGGCCATCCTGTTTGGCCTGGACTGCTTCGACAACACCCATATCCACGGTAGGCATAATTTCCCACTCGCCCGTCTTTTTGTTCTTCCTCTCGCCCTCTGCGACGAGGTGAATGACTTTGACCAGGTGAGGTTGGCCCTGACGTGCCAGGCGACCAATAAACTGCAGGTACAGCTCCAGCGAATACGGAATGTCGTAAAATACGATGATGTGCCCGCCCTTCTGGAGATTCAGGCCGTGTCCGGCAGACTGAGGGTGGGCGAGCAGCATCGGGATCTTGCCCTGATTCCACTTTGTAACACATTCGCCCTCTTTGTCCATCTGCACCGCTTTTGGGAAGCGCTGTTTCAGGCGATCGAGAGAGGACTTGAAGTGGTACCCGACGAGGATATTCAGGCCAGCGCACTCTTCCACAATCTCTTCGAGCATGTCCAGCTTCGCCGTGTGCAGCTCGTAGATGTCGCGCTTCTGGATTGGCTTGCCCGTCTTCGGGTTTATCCCCTCAAGATAAGTATCGTATAGCACGCCGGACGACATCTGCAGCAGTTTCGATGACAGGGAAGCCGCGGTTTCCGCTTCGACCATGACAGGTTCGTCGCCGTCGCCGTAAACCTCTACCACGAAATTCTCTGCCATCTCGGTGTACATCTGGGACGCCTTGCGGCCAATCTGCACTTTGCGGTTGACGTAAACAGGCTTCTTCACGTCGAGATAGTCCTCGGCGCGCATCACCAGGCAGATATCGGCAATCTTCGCCAGAATCTTCTCTTCCGACCCGGGGCGCAGCTTGTGCTTATACGTCCAGCGGTTGTAGGTGAAGTATTCGTCCTGGAAGTGCGTTATCGTGCGGCCGAAGCGCTCACCCTGATCCAGCAGGTAAATCTGAGCGAAGAGGTGCATGTACGTCTCTGCCGCCGGTGTTGCGGTCAGCTGCACCATGCGCTTGATGTACGGACGTGCGCGGTTGAGGGCTTTGAAGCGTTTCGTTTTGTGGTCTTTGAAGGAGCTGCTCTCGTCGATGATAACCATGTCGTACGGCCACTTCTTCCGCCACACCTCCGTCAGCCACTCGACGTTATCGCGGCTCACGATGTGGATGGAGGCCTCGCTGCGTGTCGCGCGTAACCTTTCCTCCGGCGTGCCGTCGATAATCGCATACTCGAACATGCACGTATGCGTCCAGTTGGCTATCTCGTCCGGCCACGTTTTGCGTGCCACCCTACGCGGGGCGATGATTAGCACCCGCTTCACCTCAAAGTCCATGAGCAGGTCGACGGCCACGGTCAGGCTGGTGATCGTTTTGCCCAGGCCCATGTCGATGAACAACGCACAAAACGGATTGGCCATGATGAAGTCATAGGCAATCCGTTGGTAGTCGTGCAGCTGGAACCGTTTGTAGAATGCTAGCGAGAATTTCTTGGCCTTGTACTCAGCATAAGAAATCAAGCCATTCTTTAGCTTTTGCAAAGCTATCGACCCACGCGACAATAGCCCCATATTTTTTCATCTCCTTCATGCACAAACGCTGCTGTGTTGTCGGCTCTTCGCCCGGGCGTTTAATCTCCAGCCACAGGACAATGCCTCGCTTAATGAATACTCGGTCAGGGACACCGCGACGGCTGGGAGAGGTGAACTTGGCTTCCCACCAGCCTGTCGCCTCCGCGTACTCCCTGATTTCCTTCTCGACTTTTGACTCGCGCTTAACTTGGGTGGCCATTTAGTCTTTCCTGTAGAAGAAGCCTTCCCATCCAGCTGCGCCCAGCGGCAGACCCGGTGCCCACGGCAGCTTTTCGACCATCAGAGATTTCAGCAGCTCGACGTCGCGGTCTTCGTCTTCGATGTCGACTTCGGTGATGATTTCGTCGTGTACGTGGAACGGGATCTTGAAGCCGCGGGCATGGGCTTTTTTCAGCCCTTCCAGCAGCACGTCGCGAGCGATGGCCTGGACGATGTTTTCCACCAGCTTACCGCCGTGGGTGTAGTTGACGCCCCACTTCTTCCCGGTCAGGTTGCCGTAATAGCAAATCTGCTCTGACTCGAAAGTTTTCAGCTCGCCAGTACGTTTGTCGGCGTATTCGATGGTTTTCTTTTTGAGGAACGGCTTGAAGTAGTACAGGCGGCGTCCGGACGGCAGCACGATCACCATGAATGGCTTGCGATACTCGAACGTGACCTTGCCGCACTTCTTCGTGATGACCACGCCTTTGGCAGACTTGGAGCCGTGCCTAATGACGTAGCGGGCGGCGTCTTCCAGCTCACGCCAGTAGCCGACAATCTCCGGACACAGTTTGCGGAAGGCATCTACAGACGCCTGCGCTTCTTTCTGCGTCATGAATACGCCCATGTTCTCGCCGTACGCCCACAGTCCGGTCTTCTTACGCGTGCGCGGGTCAAACTTACCGCCGCCCAGACCATAGCCCGCGCCCAGCGTTGCAGGTTTTGCTTTGGAGCGGTGAGGTTTGGTGTCCTCGTACGGCAGGCTCAACCATTCAGCTGCGAATGACCGGTACAGGTCACGTCCGGCCCTCAGCGTGTCCATGAACCATTTGCAGTCTGTCAGCCAGCCAATCACCACCGATTCGATTGATGCGAGGTCGCAAACGACGAACCGTTTACCCGGTTCAGGGATAATAGCGGCGCGGATCATGCCCGTCAGCGCGTCCATCGGTTGCCCGACGTACAGCTCCAGTGCCTCCAGGTCGCGGCGCAGGATCAAGTCCTTCACGATTTCCTGGTCGACCTCGCTCTCCAGCATCTTCGGCGTGCGGGTGAAGTTGTGGGTCTGCAGCTTGCGGCCCGCCCAGCGCCCAGTACGCGAAGCGCCGTGCATCTGCAGGGTGTAGTAGAATTTCCCGTTAACGCTGTCTTCCAGCATCGTGGTGTATTTGCCGAGGGACGATTTGTTGGTGTGCAGGCGGAGCTGCAGCACGCGAACGACCTCTTCCTCCAGTCCCATCTGGTCGGCTTCTCGGATTGCCTGCTCTACCGTTTCGGAGCGCATGTCGCCGAAGTGGTACCCGCGGTCATTCAGCCACGGCAGGATCTGAGCTGTAGAGTTTGGGTTATCCAGGTGGGTGATGTCTTTCATCTCTTCGATAAGACGAGGCTTGTATCGCTCGGCGCAGTCCAGTGCGGCCTGTGCGAATTTCTTATCGATCGTCAGCCCAGTATCGTTGATGTACTGGTCGAGGTAGTACGCCTCCCACTCGCTCTCCAGAATCGGGTACCGTGACAGGCGCTGGCCGATGGCAGACTCGGCGCGCACGTCCTGACGGCAGTAATGGCCAAACTGCAGAAACTCTTCCGGATTCGTCGCGGCATCGCGCCATTCGAAAGGCTCTTTCTTAGTGGGCTTACGCGGGGCAGAAAACATGCTAATCAGCTTTTTGCCGAGAGGGTCTTTCAGCTTGTCCTCGTCGAAGCCCATCGCGGTGCCGACCTGCGCCAGAGTACCGGAGAAGCCCAGCATATAGGCCAGCACCATCGTGCAGCGCCAGCTGTGCGGGTCGACTTTAATGCCGAGGCAGCGCTCGGTCATGCGGCGCTCAAACTGGGCGTTGAATGCCCACTTAAGCACTTTTGGGTCGCGCAGGCGATCGATAAAATGGGCAGGCGGCTTCTTCGACTGGGTGATATCCCAGAAGTCGACTTCGCCATCGTCATTATTCTCCCACGCGGCCATAAGAATACCGGTTGACGGATCGGCGATGTATTTTGCCAGTCCTTGTGTCACCAGGTTGGTTCGGCTTCGGGACTCATAGTCCAGTCGCATTTTTTCGGTCATACGGCACTCCAGATAAAAAAGCCCGCCCGAAGGCAGGCTGAGTAACTCACTCAAAACGCATGTTAGATGTCGTCGTCATCCCAGTCACCGTTGCTGCCGGCGCCAGAGTTGTCGTAATCGTCATCATCCCATGCATCGTCGTCACCGACGCGACCTTCACCGAATGGAGTACCGTCTTCAACGAAGCGAACCGCACGCAGGTTAGCGTTGATGCGCTTGCCGTATTTGTTGTCCTGATACCACGGGTTAATCAGGATCGAGACAATTGCGCCACCGTAGAACAGCTCTTTGATGTCGGGCATGTCTGTTTTAGGGTCGAGTTTAGCGCCAGCAGCATTACGCAGAACCGGACGGGTGTTTTCACGCGCGCTCACATTGTAGCGGCCCTTACACTCTTCTTTGTCTTCGAAATACTTGTCGCCGTCTTTCAGGAACAGCTTGTCGCCGGACACTTTGGTCTTCTTCTCGTCCATGATACGGCGGCACGCATTACGCATGGCGTCGATAATGCCGGAGTGCTCTTCCTTATCGAGAAGACCCTGGATGGAAAACTTCGGCGTACCGCCGTCTTCCCCCGCGTGCGGTTCGTCCAGGTGCGGATAGCTGGCGATACACTTGTCGATACGGAACATACCGTTGGTGTACTCAACACCACCCTTGTGACGAGCCTTAACGACTAACTTGTTACCTTTTTCTTC